AAATTGACAATCCAGCGATACGAGCCGTCAGGATACTGGTACGCCTCCCAATCATCGAAACCGCTGCCGATTCTGTTGTACACGGCATCCTTCAATTCCTTAATTCTCATACTGCCGCCTTCTTGCTGGCTGAGTATCTGTAAGGCTGCGAACGTGGTTCTCGCACCGAGCATCCTGCTTCTGCCCATTACTATGCTTTCTGGAGTATTCATAACTACTTCTTTAACATAGAGATTAATACATCTATCTGTTCGTCCTTCTTCTGTAGAAGCTGACGGAACTGAACAAGCTCATCCAGCTGGCGATTGAGTTGTTCAATCATTTTCTCGGCAATAACAAATCCGTTTGCATCCTGAGTATTGTCATACTTGTCTGGTTCAATATACTTCTCTGGCTCTGCCTCGATTTTCTTCAGTCGGGCAATTTTCTTCGCTGGCACAATACCGCTATTCTCCCAGCCCTGAACAGAACGCAATGACACACCGACAGCCTTGGCAATCTGCTTCTGGGTGCAACCCAGCTTGAATCTTAATTCCTTTACATCCATAGTAGTTTAGTTTTGTGGGTTAAACGAAAAAAAATACGCAAAAAGGCGAAAAAAAGCGTAAAAATATTTTTTGTTTTAAAAAACTTTCGTAATTTTGCATACGAAGAAAAACGAAATATGCCGCAAATTTCGCCCTTGCTCGTATGCAAGTTAGTCATAAGTTTTGCGAAAAACAAAAATAAAACATAAAAATAACAACGTATGGGAAAAATTCAAGACACAAGACGGAAAGCTTCAAAGAAAGACCTCATCGCCAGAGAGGCTATGGCGGTGTATAGCGATTATGTCAACCTTCTTCGTAGGTCAACAACGGAGACCAGCAAAATGGATATATATAACGAATTGTCTATCAGATATAAGTTATGTCTGAGTACAATAAACCAGAGAATAAAAAAAGGCGAAAGCCTTATGAAAGGAGGCAGGGTATGAAAGTTATAGCGTGGTTGGCTATGCTGATACTTGGATTCGTGGCGTTTCTCGTCCTTGTCTCGGTGGAAGCGGATAGCCTTATGACTTTGGTGTATAAAAAGGCATAGCGGTAGCGACATTGTTGCTCTGCGTGGCAGGAATACGAATACTTGACAAAAACTAATGTCAGAGAATCAGTACGACATATTAAGACAGGAAATCACAGAACTCAAGCAGTACACGCTTCTGGCTGCGAAGGAGGTTCTCAACCTCAACGATGTGGCTCTCTGGACTGGCATAAGCAAGGCGCATCTTTATCGCCTTACGAGCGAGCAGGAGATACCGCATTACAAAAAGGGCAAGAACCTGTTCTTCAAGAAAAGCGAGATTGAGGAGTGGATGCTCGAAAATAAGGTGCTGACAAAGACTGAGATTGAAAGCATGGCGGTCACGCATATCGTGACACATAGAAGATAATCGGGATGACGAGGCTGGGCGCAAGCGAGCGACAGCAAGAGTCAACCATGGCAAGGCGAGAGCTCTGCCATGGAACAAAGGCAAGAGTAGGGAAGCCGTAAGACCTACAGCGTAAAATCAAATCAATATGGACAACGCAAATGATGTAATGGTTGTGCAACAGGCGGAAATGTTGCAAGCCCTTAACAAGTCAGAGGTGGATATTCAGATAGCCACCGCAAAACAGTACCCTCGTGACTTACAGGACTGTCTTAACAAGATAGCGACCTATGCCACAATGGATAGGGAAACGGCAGAGGACTGCTTCTATGTATTAAGGCGCAAGGGCGCAGGAGGGCAAGATTCAGTGATTGAAGGCTTGTCTGTCAGAATGGCAGAGATTATCGCTGGAGCGTGGGGAAACCTCCGTGTAGCGACAAGAATCATCGGCAACGACGGCAAGATGATAACCGCACAGGCAATCTGCCACGACCTCGAAACTAACCTTGCTGTGAGCAAGGAAGTGAAGCGCAGAATAACCGACAGATACGGCAAAACATTCAGCGAGGATATGCAAGTCGTGACTGGCAACGCTGCCGCATCCATAGCCTTTAGAAATGCCGTTCTGGCGGTCATACCAAAGGCGGTCACAAAGAAGGTAATCAACGAGGTTAAGAAAGTCGCACTTGGGCAGTCGATAGACCTCGAACAGAGCAGACAGAAGCTCTTGCAATACTTCAAGGAAATCGGAGTAACACAAGCGCAGCTATTCTTCTACGCTGGCGTGAAAGCAATCGAAGAGATTGACAAATTGAAGGTATTTGAGTTGCGAGCGACAGCCAACGCAATCAAGGAAGGCACGACAACAGTCGAAGATACATTCTTCAAGCCGTTCCAGCAAGCACAGCTACATAAGGAAGCCGAGAAGGCAACAGCAAGCGCAAAGACAAAGGCTGATGTAGCGATAGCAAAGGCGACAGGAGAAATTGAGTTTAAAGAGCAAAAATCAAAGAACTATGAGCATAACGATAATAAAGCCTAAGAACCACGAGGAATGGCTGAATGTCCGTCAGTCGGGCATTGGCAGCTCGGAAATTGCGACAATAGTCGGCTTGAATCCGTTTGAGACACCATACCAGTTATGGCGAAGAAAGCTCGGCATTGACCCACCAAAGCAGGAAACGTTCGCAATGAAGGCAGGACACTACCTTGAAGATGCGATAGCGAAATTCTGGCAAGATGCGTCAGGTCGTGAAGTTATCAAGTCATCGGCTGGCGACTGGATTGTGAGGAACAACGAAACGCCTTACATACAGGTAAGTCCAGACCGAACATTTTGGCTCAACGAGGGCAAGCACAACGCAAGAGACTGGAAAAGCAAAGGTATTCTAGAGTGTAAATCAACACAGAAGAACATAGACCGAGACGACCTTCCAAAGCACTGGTTCTGCCAAGTTCAATGGCAGTTGGGCGGTTCGGAACTTGAACAAGGCAGTCTTGCGTGGCTTGTAGCTGGACGGCAATTCGACTACATAGACCTGATGTTTGTCCCAGACTTCTTCGGCTGGCTCAAAGAACAAGCTGAGAAGTTCTGGACGGACAACATTGTCGGAAAGAAAGAGCCAGAGGCGGTCAGTGTCGATGATATTGTAGCAAAATACTCCGTACACACGGACGGCAAGCAAATCGAAGTTGGTGACGACATCTTCGAAGTGTACTCGGACTTAAGGAACTTAAAGGACGAGATAGCCGTACTGGAAGAACGCAAGACGGAGCTTGAAGGCAAGTTGAAAATGGCGTTCGGTGATGCGGAATCCATATCATACGGAGGCGCAACGCTCGCAACGTGGAAAGCACCTAAAGCGACAAAGAAGTTCAATGCCAAGTGGTTCTGCGAGAGCAACCCAGCACTTGCTGACGAGTTCTCGGAGGAAGTGCAAGGCGCAAGGAGATTTTTACTGAAATGAACAGACAGGGTGTGTCACACGGCACACCCTTATTAAAACCTAACAATCATGAGAGTAAGTAAAACAGAACTAATAAAGAAATGGCTCGAAAGCGGAAACCAGATAACGCAGGTGCTTGCTTACGAGAAGTTCGGCACGACAAGGTTGTCGTCTATAATCTACAGTTTACGATACGACTACGGCATGAACATCATAACCGACAATATTACAGTCAAAGACAGGTTTGGGAATGATTGTCATGTAGCGAGTTATTCAATGAGATAAACATGAGCAAGAAAATCAAATCATACTACTTCAAGCACGACTGCTACGCCCACGAGGACGACAAACTGGTCGAACTCAGAATGAAGCAAGGAGCTGCTGGGTATGGCATCTACTTCCTGCTCTTGGAGCTCTTATCAACGGCAACAGGCGGTATGCTGGAGCGCAACTACAAGCGCATAGCCTACATCTTGCGGGAGGACGAAGCTCTGATAAAGGATGTAATCGAAGCTTACGACCTATTCGAGCTGACGGACGATGCGTTCTGGTCGCCAAGACTTAAAGCGCATATCGATAAGCTCCTTGAATACAGCGAAAGGCAAGCGGAAGCAGGCAAGGCAGGAGCGCAAAAAAGATGGGGTAAGGGTAGCGAACCGATAGCAAACCCTACCGATGATAATGGCAAACCCTATGGCAACCCCAATGGGCAGCCTATGGCAACCCCAATGGCTAATAATAAGATAATAATAGATAAGAGAAGAATAGATAAGAATAAAGAAGATAAGAATAATAAAAAGGCGACATCATTCAATGTCGAGGCAATTATTAAAGACGAGCCAGAGGAAATCAAGGAAGCGATAAACCGCTGGCTGGAGTACAAGAAAAGCCAACACGGATTCAGATACAAGTCCGCAGATAGCTTCAAGACATTCTTGAAGAAGCTGAATGAATTGTCGGGAAACAATGTGACAACCGCATTGAAGATAATAGAGCAGTCGATAGCAAACGGCTGGGCTGGCATCTTCGAGCTAAAAAAACAAGGCAATGGAACAAATCAACTCACTAATCAAGACATCGAGAGAGCAGTTGAGTGTGGCATCGCAATGTCAAACGCTGGCATTATCTGACGGCAGACAACTAAGTAAAGTCGATGATGATACTTACACAGTCTCACGCTACAAGGGCACACCAGCGACAAAGGAGCAGATAGCATCCGAGCTGATAGTTCTCAATAAGGCGTTTCCACAGACAACGCAGGCGTTTATTGCGGTGCTGGCTGAACAGGTCGCATCGGAAGGCTGGACAGCTGAGAGAATACACGATGCGGTGAGGCACATGATACGCACTTGCGAATATCCGACATTCACGCCAGCCAAGTTCCTCAACTACGACAAGAAGAAGAACTTGTACACTTACAGCGGTTACTGCGGAATGATAACAAGCGGAAGGGCGGAACACGCAGACTTCGGCAAAGTAAAAATCAACGACAGAGTATTCTGGTATTTAGTAAACGAACAATAAAATCAACGCAACTATGGCAACAATCACAATCACAATCGAAACAGACACACCGATAACGCTCGGTGACATACACGACATGGCGACAGCCTACAACGCATCTTACATCGAGGTTGACGGAGCAATAAAGTACAGCAACCACCAATGGGAAGATGAGGACGACTTCGTTGAGTGGTGCAAAAGGGACGACATCACGGCTGTAATCAACGAGGAAAGCCTCGACGATATAGCAGACCGCAGAGAAGATGAAGACAAAGAAGCAGAAGAAGAATATCGCAGCAGGCTCTCAGCAGAGGTCTGCGGAAAACTAAGCTACTAATATGAACGTAAAAGAAATAACATTTAAAGCCGAGAAAAATGGCGCATCTGCGGTTATAAGGGTTGATATTGAGGACTTATACCCAGAAACAAATTTAAAGGCTCTAACCGAAGAAAATGCTGGCTTTTGGCTGCCTTTTGAATTTAACGGTGATGAGTATGACGGAGAACTGGTAAGATACAGTGACGGAACGCTCGGGCTTAACCACGTTAAGGTCATCAAGGACGAAGAAGGCAGATATACACAAGACTGGTGGAACAACGACAATCCGTTGAGGATTTCAGAGATAAAAATCAAGTATTAACAACTAAATCAACGCAACTATGTACAAAGTAGAAACAAGATTTAACCACAAAGGTTATGAGAGAGGCGACTCTACGCTGGTAAGAGACCTCTGCTCTGTCGAAACATTCAAGACAAAGAAGGCTGCCAAGGCTTATGTCGATAGCAAGCTGACCAGCGGAATAGTCGAAAAAGGGCTTGCAAAGGATACATTTTTGAAGTTCACAGGCAACAGCTTTATCGCAGAAAGCACAGGAGCATATTCTCTTGCTAACAGGCAAATAAAACAACATTACAAGTTTATTCAATACAGTAGGCGAGCTTAGAGAATGGCTCACAGATAACGAATACGAAGAAACAGTACTATTCGAGTGCCCTGATTATGTTACAGCAATAGTCGGAATAAGCGAAGATAACCGACTGATATACGACTACGAGAAAATGGCGCAGCACTTGGTCGATACGGATAACATCGAGTATGACGAGGCGTGCGATTTTATCGATTATAACACGCTCAGTGCCTTACCTTACATGGGGGAGCAAAAACCTATCATTCTTATGCCAATAACCAACTAAAAACAAGATTATGAAAGCAGTAGTGACACTTAAAGCAATCATGCCTATGCAGACAATACAGAGCAACGGCAACACCTACACGAAACAAGAGTTTATCGCCACAGATAACAGCAACGAGAAGTACCCGAAGGACATTTGCTTCACGCTCTTTGGTGAGAACAAAGTAAAGCTTCTTGACGGCTTTATCGCTGGCAACCTTATCGAGGTGATGTTTGACATTCAGAGCCGAGAATACAACGAACGTTGGTACACAAGCGTTGATGCGTGGATGATAAAGCCAGCCAATGAGCAAGCTGAAACAACGCAGAAAGAAGCTGTCAACACAAAGGCTACAATCACAGCACCGAGAGCCGATGATGCGAAAGTAGAGGAACAGAAGCCGACACAGGAAGATTCGACCGATGACCTGCCATTCTAACGCACAATGGCGAAGAAACAAACATCAAAGAAACCAGCCCAGAGCGCACCAGATGCCTTCACTCGTCTGTGTGCCTCTGAGTTGCGTGTTGAATGTGTGAGAGAATACCGCTTCTACAAGAAAAGGCGGTGGCGGTTCGACTATGCCATACCTGCACACAAGATAGCTCTTGAAGTTGAAGGCGGAGTCTGGACTCAAGGACGACACACACGACCCAAAGGCTTCCTCAATGACGTGGAAAAATACAACACTGCTGCGCTGTTCGGCTGGAGGGTGTTCCGATGCACTCCTTCAACGCTTATGACACGGCAGACACTACACCTTATCAAGTGCGCAATCTCAGGCGCAATGCTTCCAGAAGTGAAAGATTACGAAGAAAATACGCAGAAAAAATGAAAAACCTCGTCTTTTTTGCGTAAAATTACATAAACACTCGTATTTTTGCGTAAATCAACAACGCAGAAATATGAGCGAAACCAACCTTGCATACATTCCAGACTGTCTGTTCGAGACCGACAACGACCTCGAGATACCGACATTGAGATTAGACCGCCAGCCGAAGCTCTGCGAAATCCCTTTCGTGTGCTATGGCGAACAGGCTCGCTCAGTCGATATGAACGGACACGGCACACTTCACTTCTACACCGAAGATTATCGCTACAACACGATATACGAGAAGCCGCAGCAGATAATCGCACACAACCCAGCAAACATCGTAGAGCCGAACTTCTCGTGCTATCAGGATATGCCAGTGGCGTTCGCACTGCAAGCAATATACAAGAAACGCTGTATTGCTCGCATGATGCAAGAAAAGGGCATCAACGTGTTCGTTGACCTTAACGTGGCATCGAAATTCTACAAGCTCAACCTCTTGGGCATACCGCAAGGCTGGACGGCTTTCTGTACTCGTGGTTATTCAGACCGCTTGCATTATCTCGAGTTCGAGTACCAGATGGCTCGCAGCATAGCAGCCGAGAATGCCGACAAGATGCTGTTCGTAATATACAACGGAGGCGACAAGTGCCGCCAGTTCGCAAAGGAGCATCATTGCATCTACATAGCACCGATGGTTGACATCAAGAAGCGCAAGAGCCAGCTCGAAGAAAAGAAACGCATCGAGCAGTCGGTGGCTTTCCTCTCGCCTGAGTTCGACAACACAAAGCTGATTGAACAGGCAATAGCGGATGCTGGCAACAAGCAGATATTCAACTTCACAAAACAAATAAAAGCATGACAAAACAGAAGCAGACATACGAGGTCAAGAACATCAAGGTCTCTGACATCGAAGTGAATAAGGGGCAGATATACGGACTGCCGAAGAACCCACGATTCATTCGTGACGAGAGATTCAATGCACTCAAACACTCAATCGAGGAAGCTCCCGAAATGCTCGGATTGCGTGAGTTGCTGGTTTACCCTTACGAGGGCAAATATATCGTAATCGGAGGCAACATGAGACTTAGAGCGTGCCTTGACTTAGGATATGCGGAAGTACCATGCAAAGTGCTGCCACAGGAAACGCCAGTCGCAAAACTCCGTGAGTATGTCATCAAGGACAATGAATCATTCGGTCAGAATGACTGGGATATTCTCGCCAATGAATGGGATAGCGAGGAATTGAAGGACTGGGGAATGGAGCTGATGGACGATTGGAACGCAGGAGGCGAGGATGAAGACGAGGAGAATGAGGCGGTGGAGGATGACTTTGACGAGGAGAATGAGGCGGTGGAGACCAGAGCGAAGAAGGGTGATGTATGGCTGCTTGGAGACCACCGATTAATGTGCGGTGACTCCACAAAGAAAGAGGATGTAGACAAACTGATGGCTGGGGATTCGGCAGATTTGGTGTTCACAGACCCACCATATGGAGTGTCTTATGTCGGGAGCAACAACCCGAATGGCAAGGAGTGGACGATGATTGCTAATGATGATTTGAGAGGCGACACGCTGGAGCAGTTCCTTGCTGCCGCATTCGCAAACCTCGCCAATCATCTCAAGAAGGGTGGAGCGTTCTATATTTGGTTCGCATCTTCGAATCACATCCAGTTCGAGACTGCAATCAAGGCAGCAGGACTCAAGGTTAAGCAGGAGTTGATATGGGACAAAGGCATGGTGCTTGGGCATTCTGACTACCATTGGTCATACGAGCCATGTCTGTACGGATGCCATGAGGACACAAACAGCACTTGGTACGGTGACCGAAGCCAAAAGACACTGCTGGCTTACAACAGGACAGACATTCGGAATATGACCAAAGAGTCGATGGAGAAGATGCTGCTTGCTATGCACGAAGGAAGGAGCGTGTGGCGAATAAGCAGAGACAACGTGCAAGAGTATGTGCATCCGACACAGAAGCCTGTCACACTTGCAGGCACAGCCATCAAGAACTCGAGCGCACCAAACAACATTATTCTTGATTTGTTCGGAGGTTCGGGCAGCACACTGATTGCCGCTGAACAACTTGACCGCAAGTGCCGAATGATGGAGTTTGACCCTCACTACTGCGATGTCATCATTGCACGATGGGAGAAATTCACAGGACAAACAGCAACAAAAGCATAAAACTATGGCAAAACCACCCAATGGAACACGGATGATTAGACCTTCGACTGCAAGCAAAGATGTTAATCTGTTAGATTTTCACACTCGCATGTCCACAGGTTTGTATGACAAAGAGAAATCGTATGTTTCAGGCAAAGGCACTTATGTGGCATACATGAAAGGTCATACATATCACGAGGAAGAAGTCGAAGCTGCCAAACATCTTGCTGATAAAGGATTTAATGTGGTTCTTACTCCAGAAGGCGATGGTTTTGAAATATATGCGACAAAGCACAAAAATGGAAAATACAGCTACTCGGAAGGAACAGTGAGCCAAATAACGTTTGAGCAGAGAACACCACGCAATATAGAAACAACAGCCGAGAATACAATTAGAAGTGCAATCAGACACGCTAATTCAAAACACTCGCAGATAGCTCTTATTTATGATAAAAACTCCTTGTTTCACAGGAATGATATAGAGAGTGGTATGAAACTTTATCAAGCAACCGACAAGGGCTGGAAATACAAGGTCAAGGCTGTGCTTGTTGTTAATTCAAAGGGTGAAGTTTATGAACATCAGTTTGAAGATAAATAAAAAAAGAGAGGTGTTTTTCACCTCTCAATTCTTGCATAAAGAAGGTCGCTGGCGACATCACCTACCTTGAAAATCTGTGCAAAAGACGTAAGATGCCTTCGTTTCAACCGATGCCCATTTTCTAACAGCAAAAATAAAAAAACATTTTCCAAAAACAAAAATATATGAACGAACAAAACCTCATACCGAATAGCCAGAGAAGCCCGAATGAAGTCCGAGAGAATGGGCGCAAGGGTGGCATAAAATCAGGCAGGGTTCGCAGAGAGAAGCGCACAATGAAGCAGCTGCTCGAAATCGCCTTGTCGATGATGGTAACAAACAAGAAGGGCGAGACCGCATCGAGGAAAGAAGTTATCGCAGTACAGCTGGTTAACAAGGCAGCAAGTGGCGACTTGAGGGCTATGGACTTGCTGACAAAGCTCATAGGCGAGCAGATAGTAAGACAAGAGACAGAGGTAACAGTGAAGAAGGACAAATATGATGCTATGAGCGCAGAGGAACTGACCGAAGCAGCGAAGAATATCATGAATAGCATGGAAGATTAAGGGTGCTATGGCGACAGAAGCGGAGATAAGACGGAAGATAAGAGATATGAAGGAAGCGCAAATCAAACGTGCTTCCTTTAAATTTCATACGTTCTTGTCGTGCGTTGATGATAATTATCGCTGTCAGTGGTTTCACAAGATAATCGCCAATAAGTGCCAGCAGTTGATAAGCGGAGAACTCGCAACAAGCCGATTGATGTTATACGTACCGCCACAGCACGGCAAGAGCGAAATCGTTTCTCGAAAGTTTCCAGCATGGGCATTGGGCATAAACCCGACAATGAAGATAGTCGGCTGCTCGTATTCGGCAGACCTCGCCCAGCAGTTCAGTCGCTCGATACAGCGAACGATTGACAGCGAGGAATATGGAGCGGTGTTTCCTAACACGTACCTCAATTCTCACAACGTGAAGAATGATACAAAAAGGGGCTGGATTCGCAACATAGACCACTTCGAGACAGTAGGCTATGGCGGTTTCTACAAGGCGGTTGGCGTTGGCGGTTCTTTGACAGGTACGCCAGTTGACTTAGGCATCATTGACGACCCAATCAAGGATGCACTTGAAGCAGGTTCGCAGACATATAGAGACAGGGTGTGGGATTGGTACACGGATGTGTTTCTGACACGTTTGCACAACAAGAGCAAGCAGATACTAATCATGACACGTTGGCACGAAGATGACCTTGCAGGGCGATTGTTGGAGCGTGAGCCAGAGAAATGGACTGTGGTTAAGTTTCCAGCGATTAAGGAAGATGACAGCAACCCAGATGACACTCGCAAGATAGGCGAGGCGTTATGGGAAGAAAGGCACTCGCTCGAAAGGTTGCTCGATGTTGAGAAACGAAGTCCGAGAACATTTGCCGCACTGTATCAGCAGAGACCGACAATCGCAGGCGGTAATATCGTCAAGCGTGAATGGTTCAAGCATATCAAGGTTGCGGACTTCAAGCGAATGTACGACAACGAGCCGATTGTGTTTTTCATTGATACGGCATACACAGATAAGACGGACAACGACCCGACTGGTATCATAGCAACGTGCAAGATAGGCGGTGACCTCTATGTGACACACGCCCAGAAGGTCAACATGAAGTTCCCTGACCTCATTCGCTTTATTCCAGAGTACGCCAAGCAGCACGGCTACAGTAACCGCTCAAGCGTGAGAATAGAGCCGAAAGCCAACGGAATAAGCGTTGTTGACCAGCTGAAAGAAACGACAGGACTGAACATTGTGCGCACACCTTCGCCAAGAGACAGCAAGGAAACACGCCTTTATGCTGCCTCTCCGACAATCGAGAGCGGTCGTGTGGTACTTGTCGAAGGAGCGTGGAACGAAGCTTTTGAAGATGAAGTTTGTGGTTTTCCAGCCAAACCTCACGACGAATATGTCGATATACTCGGCTATGCGATAGACTACCATATAAGCAATCCATTCAAGCCGATAAACAAGGCGAGGATAGCAAGCAAGATACACTAACGAATAAAACATATTAACCTATGGCAACGATTCAAGAGATAATCAGAAAAGACCGCAATCCCAACGAGATTGTGTCAGAGTTAAAGTACAAGGCAATCAACGTGCCTGTATGGAACACGCTCGGCAGCAAGAAAGGTCTTGTGACCGAGTACGACCCAAAGAAGCACCCAGTGATGAACAAGGCAATCTATCCAGACATTGTTGATGACGAAACTGGTGAACTGGAAAAAGTGACACGTATCACATACAACTTACAGCAGCTGGCAGTGAATCGAATGACAGAGCTTTGCTGCGGAGTGCCTGTCAAGCGAGTGTATTCGCCAGAGGATGAGCGACAAAAGGAAGTGAGCCGATACCTCGAACGCATCTATCAGTGCAACAGAATAGACAGCGTGAACACCGAGCGACTGACAATGCTGTTCGCTGGATGTGAGGTGCTGACACTCTGGTATGCCGTTGAGGAGAGCCACAAGCGATACGGCTTTGATTCATGGCTCAAACTGCGATGCAAGAACTTCTCGCCAATGCAAGGCGATATGCTGTACCCTTTGTTTGATGAAATGGGCGACATGATAGCGTTGTCGATAGGCTACAGGCGCAAGGTCGGCAACGTAACTGTCAACTTCTTCGATAGCTACACGGCAGATGCGCACTACAAATGGAGCGATGACGGACGAGGTGGCTGGAAACTGGTAGAGGAAGATGACATCAAAAAGATTGGCAAGATACCAGCCGTGTACATGTATCGTCCGACACCGATATGGGAAGATACATCAAAGGTTGTCTATGAAATGGAGTGGGCAATGTCACGTAACGGCAACTATCTGCGCAAGAACTCGAAACCATTGTTCTGCGTGTTTGCCGACCAAGAAATACCATTTAATCAAGAGGGCAGCGAGAAGAAAGAGTTCAGAAGTGTATTCCAGTACCCTGCTGGCAGTTCTGCTGGTTACGTCACATGGGCGCAGGCAATCGAAAATCTTAAATTCTACATCACGGAGTTAAGACAATCATTCTTCACACAGTTGCAACTCCCAGACTGGAGCTACGAAAGCATGAAAACCACGCCAATGAGCGGTGAGGCAAGAAAACAGCTATTCATTGATTCGCAGCTCAAAGTCAAAGACGAGAGCGGTCGCTTGCTGGAGTTATTCGACCGAGAAATGAACGTAGTTAAAGCGTTTCTAAAGATATGCCTTGGCGATGCTTACGCAGATGCCATTGATGCGCTCGCAGTAGAGCAGCAGATAACGCCTTACACAATCTCGGAGGAAAAAGACACAATCAGCAACCTGTTAATGGCGAACGGCAACAAACCGCTCATGAGCCAGAGGGAATCAATCGAACAGCTGGGCTGGTCGGAAGATGTTGACAAGACAATGCAAGAGATAGCGGACGAGGGTATGAATGACGTGTTTGCGGAGTGATGAATGAGATAAGAAAAAAGCTGATAGCGGCACTACAAGAAATGCTTGACGAGTGCGCAAACAGAATGCCGTATGCCGAAGGGTGGGAGTACGACTTTCAACGTGGCAGATACTCCGCAATCATAGATATGGCGGACAAAGTGAAAGAAATATGCGAACCTAAAAAACAAAACAATGGAAGAACGGACTAAAACAAGAATAGCAGGAGCAGCGTTGCTGATATGCGGATTGGCGATAATATTCTTGTCGCTATTCGAGACTTGCAACCACAAGGAGACCAACGGCACGGACAAGCAGACCGCAGTGATTGACTCACTCAAGCGAGAGAACGAAAATCTGCGTTCTAAGGCGGTAAAATTAAAAGAGCAAATAAATCGTAAAGAGATTGAGGTTGATTCGCTCAAATCAAAGAAAAGCGACATTCTTGTGCGTTATAAGACATTCCGTGACGAAAGCACTGACACGTTATTCGTCTATATAGCCGATTCGCTCAACGAAATCAACAACGAGATAATCGACACGCTGGAGCATGGACTGAATACCTGCCAGCACGTTATCAGACTACAGGACGAGCAGATAAAGAACGATTCGATAGCAATGGTGGAGTACACGGACATCATCAAGTACCAGACCGCAACAATAGCGAAGCTTGAACGCACTTGGTGGGATAGGAATAAACTGTGGGTAGGCTTAATCGGTGGAGTGATTGTCGGCTCGGCAGGAACGTGGGCTGTGATGAAGTGATATGGCAGCGACGAGAAAGAAAAAAGGCGCATCAGGCAACACACCGCTGTATCATTGTCGGGATTGCGCACACAGTTACGACTGGCATGAGAAGGGGGCTGACGGCAAGCCCTTCTTGTGCCGTTGTCCGTACCAGCAGGAGGGCGGCAGGTTCAGCATATTCCTCAAAGACACAGCGTGTGAGAAATTCAGAATGAGAGAGTAAAACAAAGCACTATGGGCAAGGTTGAAAGCAAATACGAGAAGTGGCACAAGCGCAATATCAAGAAGTACGAGAAGCTGATTGACGAGATATATCGTGAAGCAGTGAACGAAACGTTGTCGCTCAGTGGAACAATAGACAAGCTCCCAGAGAACAAGATATTATCGTTCAAGGACTATCCGCTGACGAATAAGCTCGTGGAGAAGATACTGGAGACACTTCGCAAGCGCATCGAGACAGTCGTGCTGAATGGCATTGATGCGGAGTGGACTCTGGCGAACAATAAGAACAACGAGCTGACAAAGCGTGTGTACGCCAACAACCTTGCTCTGATGACCTACAACGCATCACTGCAATACTACACCAACAACGAGGCAGCACGACAGGCGTTCATCGAGCGCAAGGAAAAGGGGCTGAACCTATCCCAAAGGGTGTGGAACTACTCGGAGCAGTTCAAGGAAGAACTCGAAATGGGGCTTGATGTGGGCATACGAAACGGAGAATCGGCAGACGAGATAA